GGGCCAGGCTGGGTGACCATCAGGCGCCCGTAGATCAGATCCTTGGCGGTGTCGGTACCGACGTACCACAAGCGCACGCCGCGCTTGAGGATCTTTCCGCGCCAGTTCACATCTTGGATTGTGGCCTTGCCCTTGATCATCTTGCTGGGCTGCGGATCTCCACGCACGGCGTAGACGCGCTGGCGCTCGCGCAGGCGGCAGTAGTTGTAGGCTTGGTGCGTAAAGTGGCCGCCGGTGTCGACGGCCATAGATTCGATCTTCAAGGCTTGCCCGCTGGCGTGGTCAAAGATGGTTTCTCGGTATTCGTCGAGCTTGTCCCAATCCGACTCAAGTGCCGGGTTGGCTGGAATAACTTTGTAGCCAACAGTCCACATTTCCTCGCCCTTGCCGATCGCCCAGGTGGTCAGCTCGAAGCGGTTGTCCTGCACGTCGCAGCCGGTCACGAGCACGAGCCCGCCGAGCGGCACAGTGCCAAGCCGGTAATCTTCAGCGCGCTGGGCCAGGGCGTGCTCGTCGGCTTTTTCGACGGTCTCTTCCCAGAACTCGCCCAGCGTCTCGTTGACAAATCCTTCAAGCGGCCCGGTTTCGCCGGCCTTGGCTTTGGTGTTGGCCTCAATGAATTCCCGCACGATGTCGGCCCAGGCGCGCTGCGGACTGTAGGCCGTCCAGATGATAAAGGCGACGTGGCGCGGCGGCGTAACGAGCTCGCCGGTTTCATTGCGCCAGATGCGGTCGTGGCCGTATCGGTAGCGCCCACATTCACTGACCCACTCAGCGCCGCTCGCCCATATGCGCAGATAGTCGGCCTGGTTGATGGCGCCGTGGCAGTGTGGGCACAGGTGGCGCACGGTGTCAAAGTCAGCGCCATCCCACTTGAAACCATGCTCGACCTTCTTACCACCCCAAACCAGCGGGTGGTCAGCCTGGCAGTGCGGGCAGGTGATGTGGTAGCGCAGGCGTGCGTCGGCGTGCTCTTCGCGAAACTCGACGTGGCTCAGGCTCTTGACGCGCGGGGTGCTGCCAGCAATCAGCTTAGGGAAGGGCGCGCCCTCCAGCCGGCCCCGGGCCAGCGTAATCGGGTCGGACGATTTTTCAATTTTTTGATCAAAGCCATCAACCTCGTCCAGCATGGCCACGGCCACGGTGATGCGCCGGTAGGCCCGCGCCGCTTTGCCGCCTAGCATGTGCAGCACCGATCCGAGAAAGCTCTTCAGCTTCATTGTGTCTTCTTTGCCCGTCAGCAGCACCGGGCGCAGCGCGGCCACATCGCGCAGCATCGGGTCGACTTCGCTCTTGACAAAACTGTCGCGATCGTCGTCGGTCGGCTGCCAAAGCGCCTGCTTGCGGCGGCGGTGGCAAGCGTTGTAGGCGATGAAGGCCAGAAGCGTCTTGGTGTACCCCACGCGCTTGGACTTGCGCACCGTGACTTCTTCGATGTCGTCGTTGCTAAAGGCATCCATCCAGCCGCGCTGAAACGGGTAAGCCGTCCAACGACCCTGCGTGTGGCTTGCTTCGGCACTAAGAAAAAAGAACTCGTCCGCCCACACACTAAGCGCCATCGGCGGCACAGCCAGCAGTGGCGCCATGCCACTGGTGACGGCCGCCAGAATGACGCGCACGGTTGGGGAGAGTGGCGTGCTCAAAGGTCTAGCACCCCATCCGCATCGTTGTGCTGCTCGGCCTGCGCCTTCGTCGACACCAGCGCCTCAGTCGCCCTCACCCACTCGTTGCGGGCAGCGGCCAGTGCCGTCATCACCTGCTCGCGGGCGGCGTCTGGCAGGTCGGGGCAGTTCTTTTTTAGCAGGCCGGGAAGCTGGTCGAAGCGCTCGACAATCGATTGGCTGGCGGTGGCCAGCACCTCAGCCAGCACACTGATAGGCGCAAACTCACAGCGCAACACGGCGTTTTTAATTTCAATGCCCAGGCGCTGTTCACGCGCCAGTGCGGCCCGCTCTTGCACCAGGTCTAGCCCGCCGATTTCAGTCGACCCCCGACCCGCCGCCACTTCACGCACCCAAGCGCAGTACGACAGCAGCTGGGCCCGCAGCGTGGCGCCCCGCTCGACAATGCCGTCAGCCACAATCTGGCTTACCCGCGCCTCACTGACGCCAATCAATTCAGCAAACTCTTGTTGAGAGCCCTGCCGCTCTAGTCCTTGACCCGCCCTCACTTAAGCCCCTTTAGCAAATTCATGAAACAGCCCGATCTCGGGATCGTTTCGCCCCGTAAGTGAGGTCGCGCGCGGAGGTACCTTGCTAGGGGGGGTGTGCATCACTTGCCTGCCTTGAAGCGGTCGGTGAAGAACTTTGCCTCGTTGGCGAACAGGGTTGGGAACTTGTTTTCAATGAAGCGCAGCACCTTGGCGTTGATGCGCTTGGTGTTGAACATTTGTGCCACGTCGATGGTCTGTATCGCTTTAATCGGCAGGCGCTGCTTGCCTTTGCGGATCATCACGGTCTTGCCGTCGTTGATTAAGAACGCACCAGGTATTAGCTTGCGCGAATAGGTCTTTTTGATTTTGAAGCTAACACCCTTGGCTATTTGACGCGCGGCAAACGATGCAAGGTTTGCAGAGCGGCCCCGTGTGTACTTAGATTCCAGGCTCGCTGACAACCTGAAGCGCCCGTCAGCAGCCACCGCGCGCGTGATTCTCAGCCGCTTTCCAACATTGCCCGCGCTGATGTTGAACTCTGCCCGTATCTCACGGCTCATGGCGGTCTTGGCTTGTGCCACCGTCTTATTCAGCGCACTGGCCATGGCCTTGTAGCCTACGTCAGTGCGTAGTTGGCCCAAGTCGCGCTGGACTTTGGTGAAGTTGGTTTTAATGCTGATTTTCATGTTTTGGCATCCTTCGCCTCAGGAGACGGCGGCAAATTACTCGGGGCGCAGAACAGGCAAACAAACGCCACACCAAACTTGCACATCAAGCCAGCAATTTCGTCGCTGATCGGCCCGGAACTAAACGGCGTGCCCACCACGCGCCCAGCCTCGATGGCGTAGAAGCAATTCTGTTCGCCCCGCAGCCCACGCCGCACCAGCTCAAAGGCCAGGTTGCCAATGTCCGCGGCCTTGGCCTGAATGTGTTTATAGGTCTCAGGCATTTGGCGTTTGATGGTTTCGATCATGCCGGTGACATCTACCTTTTGTTGCCCTTGATTTCTTAAAGTGTCCAAAGTGTCCATACTGTCCATCCATTTCTATAGAGATCGTAAGATGCATACAGGCAGTCGCGAGCGCGTGCGTGTGTCACCTGCACATGCCCGCAGCCGAGTTAAGTGGTGGACACGGTGGACACAATGCAGCAGCTACAACTGGCTAAATATCAGTTTTAGATACCACTACGGTCTCTTAAGAAACCGCTGGACACCGTGGACATTTGGACACTACATCATGGTTCCATGCACTGATTTCCTCGCGTTCGCGTTGTAATTTGGGCCGCGATGTCGCGCGCGCGCCCAAAGTCCTTCGGACAAACTACTGCCAATCTTGCGTCTGGTAGTTTTTACAACACGGCGCAGTTGTTGAATCAAGACGCGGAATTGCACCTCGAATTGATTCAGCACCAGCTTCCTGTTTGAAAATTTAAACATTTTGCGGCATTCTACTACGCCCTAAAACCGAACCTTGACAAAATTATCGGGGTTGAAGTCTTCGCCTTCAGCAAACCCAAACTCAACGATTCGATTTTTTACCCAATCAATTTGCGGCAGCCTAAAATGGGGCATCATCAGCCTCCACATCAAATTGACCCGCTGCGCTCAATGCCGCAGCTGGCTCATTATTTGGGGCCACAGCGGCCTCAGCAGCCTCAGGCTTAGGCCACACATCCGGGCGAGCCCAGCCATGCGCCCTGACGCCGCTACGCTGCTTCTTGCAGTACTCCCAGCCCTCATGCTCAAAGAAGCCACGTATTTCAGCTTGCGTGCCGGGCGTGGCCTTTGCCGGGTCAACAGACAGCGCGGCGCACATTTCCGCCATCGTCACAAATTCCGTCAAGCAATTCACAACACTGCCTGTTCCTTCAGTGGTGACGGACCTTGTAAGCAAAGCCATGATCTGGCTGATCACCGCCGTCTCAATCAATCGGCTTTCTTGCATGGGCACAAACAGGCGGGCTTCGTCTGCTGGTGACGGCGTGAATGCCGCGCCTTCAAGGTAC